ATGTTAGCTTCAATCTCTTTGGCAGCTTGTAAAGCTAGGCTGTGGTGGTCAGGCTGAGGGATAATAGTATTCCAATGGAACATACCTGCATCACCAATAAACTTATCCGTACAACCAAAGAATTTATTAGCTGCTTTTACCTGTACATCAAGTACGTTGTTCATAATGTACGTCACCATCTCAGGCTCTACAGATTCTGACAAACTTGTAAAGCCTCTCAAGTCTGTGAAGATAATACTGCAGTCAACTCTGTTACCGTTGACCTTACATAACTCAGGATTGTCTTGTAGCTTCTTAACCATGCGCGGATCAAGGTACTTACCAAACTGTTTCTTGACTTGCTGTCGTAGCTTGTACTGCTCCCTAAATCTAAAGTAGAACGCTGTTGCACCTGTTATGAACTGACATATTAATGTCCACGTTACGTCAATCAGTAAACCTTTCTTTATAAAATATACACCCACTACATAAGTTAGTATAGCTATACAAGTGCTTAGAAAAACTCCAAGTGTTATACCTAAAGAATTAATTAAAACCCACACTGCAACTACAGAAGCTAACAACATAAGTAACTCTGCGGCTGTTGCATAGTCAGGTATCTGTGGACTGTCTTGTATTAGAATTGATTCAGCTAATGCTGCTTGTATCTTATGTGGTTCTAATAAACCTACAGGGGTAGCCAGTTGTGGCATCACACCGCTTGCTGTAACACCAACGAACACAAACGTACCTTCTACGTTCATCTCTTGTAGTGTAGTTTGTGGTGTATCTACCCAACTTACCCACTTTCTACCTAGAGAATCTACAGATACAGGTGGTAGTCCTTGAACTATTACTTCTTCTAAACCATTTTCGTTTGTTTTAATTATATAACTATTAGCATCCAACAAAACTTTAAGTACTTCAATTCCATAAGATGCGAGCCAACCATCAGGTGTTCTCATTAGTAAAGGTAAACGTCTTATCAAGTTGTCTACGTCAGTGTGAGCTACAGCAATACCAGAAGCAGCATAGTATTCTAGTATTGGAATATTATTAAGTACTCCTTGTAATTTATAACCACCAATATCTTCTCCTATAATAACTGTACCTATAGTCTTAGGATAAAGGTTATTGTTAGTTTCAAATAAAGGAAGCACAGATGATGTATACCTTAAAGATTCAGCAAACTTTACGTCACCACCTGATCTGTCTGGATGCGGAAAACTAATTCCCCAACCTACACCAATAGCTCCAGCTTCTAATAGTTTAGTTTGTATCTCAGCTAATCGTTGTCTAGGAAACGGATAACCTCCTTCAGTTTCTACGTCTTCTTCAGTTATGTTGAGGATTGTAAAGTTACCGCTAGGTTCTTGCTCACTAACAAGTGCGTCAAAGGTTTTAAGTTTTAATACTTCCAATAGTTCTACCTGAAAGGTAACAGGAATAAAGA